CCGTGATGTTCGATCCGGCCACGATCGATTGAACAACGCCATCGGCACCAGCCGGTCCTTCCGGTCCTGCGGGGCCGGGAACCGTGCTATCAGCGCCTGCCGGTCCTGCCGGTCCTTCCGGTCCTTCCGGTCCTTCCGGACCAGTTTCACCGGCTGGACCCTGTGGACCCTGTGGACCAGGAACAATGCTATCTGCTCCAGCCGGTCCTTCCGGTCCTGCGGGGCCGGGAACCGTGCTGGCCGCTCCTGTCGGACCCTGCGGTCCTTGTGGACCCGCTGGCCCTTGCGGTCCTGTAGGACCGGGAACGCTGCTGTCCGCGCCAGTTGGCCCTACCGGACCCGCTGGCCCCTGCGGACCCGTTGGTCCCGGAGGTCCGGGCGGACCCGCGCCGCCGAGACCGGCGACCTCCACAACGACAGGAACCGGGGAAGGTGCGACCACATCGATGACAACGATATCGTTCACGGAGATGATCCTGTGATGTCAGGGATGACGGTCACCCTGCCCGCGAGGACGGTCGAGACGTCATCGTTCGGATAGGTTAGCTGCAAGTCCCAGGCAGCGTTGCTTCGTGGCAGGCTGTTGCTCGCGTCTGCAGTCAGCAGGGCATTGATGATGTTCGGGGTCTCGATCTCGCACTCGATCGTTGCGATCTTGCAGCCGCCCGACTTGTCCCGGATTTCGGCGTCCACGACCACGCCAGACAGATCGACCGGCTCGGTCTTTTCCACATCCGCCCAGAGCAGGAACTTCCATCGGTTGGTGTCGCCCCGGTAGATCGTCAGGGAATGTTGGCCGGGAAGCATCGCCACATCCTCTGCCCTATGCCAGCGCCGGATCGCGAAGACGATGCAGGATGGCCGTCACCTCTGGCGCCAGATAACCAAGCGCAACCTGGCTGTCCTCCTCTCCGATATTGCGATCGTCGTATAGTTTCGACAGCACCATCAGCGTTGCGGCCTCGACGATCGCACCGTGCACACTGTCGATCGCAGTCCAATCGGATGGTTTCTTGATGTAGTCGAGCACGATCGCCGAGGCCTGTGCGATCTTGCGCTCGATGTCGGCGTCGTCGTCGGTGTGATCGACACGCAGATGCGCCTTGGCAACGTCGAGGGTGATCACCATTTGGCCGCCCCCGGTTCACCGATCGCCAGGATAGGCTCGAGGCTGCCATTCTTGCCTGGCGTACCAGGCTTGCCTGGCTCGCCGTCTTTGCCGTTCTTGCCATCGCGGCCGCGCTTGGCGGCGAGCGTCCAGGCTTTCGAGGCATCGCCCGGCCTTTCGTCCGTCTCGAGATTGCAATGCCAGAGCGAACCGGAGAACGTCACCATATCGCCGCGCTGGTAGCGATCGCCCAGGTTGAACACGCCGCGATAGATATGCACCGGAAAGACCAGCGGGAATTCTCTAGCGTCGCCGTTCCTGGCAAAGCGAAACGTCACGGTGCGATCGCCGGCGAGCTCGACGCCCATATCGTCGAAACCGAGCCCGTCCTTGCCGGGCTGTCCGTCCTTGCCAGGATCACCGTCGCGGCCGATCACCAGGCCGAGCGATCGCATGGTGCCGTCCGTGAGCGTCACGACGAGCTCGCCGGCGCGATCGATCATGGCGGCGGCCAGGCCGACACCATCCCGGCCGGGCTGGCCTGGTTCGCCCGGCCGTCCAGGCTCGCCAGGATCGCCCTTGTCGCCTTTCTGGGGTTCCCTATCCTCGAGCGCCCTTAAACGCTCTCCCAGGGCTGCTATGGGCGCGGAAACGGCCTCGAGCACGGCGTCGACCATCGCATTAACGTCAAGCTGCTGTGCCATCGCGCATCCATCCTTCCGCTACCCGCTGCCGGACGATCGCCACGAACGTCTTAGCCGTGTCCGGCTCGAGCTCGTCATCGTCATCGGGCGGCTCGTCTGGCTCGTCCGGCTCGTCCGGCTTTGGCGCGGGATTGCTCGAGGCGAACGGATCGGCCTTCTGGTCGCGCTTGTTGAGCGCCGCCAGGGAGTAATTCTGCTGTTGCAGGTAAGGCGTCTCGCCGCCCTCGACGGGCTTTAGGTCGAACTGCCATCGCGCTTCATTGGGCGACAGGAAACCGGCCTTGATCGCATCCGCCGCTGCCTTGACCTTGGCGGCGGTATCCATGCGCAGCAGCCCCTGGAGATCGAACTCGGTTCCGTAGCGCCTGCCATCCTTCTGCTTGTCCAGGCCGAGGCCTTCGTCGAGGCAGACCTCGAGGTTCTCGATCAGGCTCTGCAGGCATTGCGAATAATATTGCTGGTTCAGCGCCTCGATATTGTTCAGCGTCGGGGCCTCGCCGACGCCGACCATGTAGGGCGGGATGTGGAAACACGAGCAGACGGTTTCGGCCGACCACTTCAACTGATCGATCAATTCGGAATCGACCGCGTTGACGCTCATCGGCTCATATTTCAGGCCATCGCCGAGCACGGCGACCTTGCCGGCATTCTGGCCGCTGTAGTTGGCTTCCCATTTCTCTTTCAGCGTCTGCGCGGTCGTATCGCTGATGGCGCCTGGCGCGATCAGGATGCCGCCTGGCGTCGCACCGTTGGCGAAGAAATTGAGCGAGCTGTTCTGGATTTTGAGCCCCTGCAGGGCCGCCAGGCCGCAGGCATAGACCGGCGTCACGCCGACCAGCGGGTGATAGAGCGGCACCATCAGATCGTGGATGATCTCGCTCGCCGGCGCTGCGACGCGCTGCTCGTCTAGGCCGGCCAGCCAATCTTCGCCGAGCTCGTAATAGACATCGCCGTTTGGCGCGACGAGTGGCTTGACCCGCTGCGGGTCGAGGATGGTCAAGGCGACCACGACGCCGCGCTGGTCGCGCTCCTTCAGCACATAGGTATTGCCGTGCGTTAGCTTCGAGACGATCCATTGCTCGAAGAATTTTACCCGCGTCTGGAAGTGGTTCGGCTTGCGCAAGACGGGCGAGAACGCCGGGCTTTCGATCTCAGACCAGATGCCGAAATTGTCTTGCTCCATCAGCTTGACGCGCAGCTTGCCGATATCGGACGCGATCAGCGTGACGCAGGCGAAAACGGTCGGGAACGACAGCACGTCTTGCAATCGAATTTCATCGTTGCGCTGCCACGCGCCAGGATAGTGATCGCGCACCAGGATCGGCCACCAGCCGCGACCAGATCCGTAGCCGCCCCAGGTCGCCACCGGAGCCGCCGGCTGTGTGCTGGTCGGTCGAGCGCGCTCGATCGTCAAGCCGAGGAATGGGATATGCATCTATTCGTCTTCCGCCTTGGTGCGGCGGGTCTTGTAGGTCCGTTTGCCGCCTTGTTTGCTTTCGGGCTTGGGCTCTGCTGCAGCGGCCGTGGTCGTCGGCTTCACCTCGGTGCTTTTCTCGTCTGCGCGACGAGCTCGACCGAGCGACACCAACGTGCCGGCATAGCGCTCGTCGGCCTCAAAGGCTTCGTTGGCCTGGATGACTCTGCCGTCGAACGTGTGCGGCTTCGTCGCGATCATTTTGACCATCATTTTGATCCCTTCCGAAAAAGAGGCGGCTCCGTTGCCAGAGCCGCCAGGTGCCACGGATCAAGGTGTTTCGACGCCCGTGTAATTCGCGCCGGTGATATAGGCGACCGCCTCGGGGCGACGACGCCGCCAGGTGATCCAGCGCTCGGCACGAATGCCGACGCAGTTGTTCTGCCAGAGGCTGAACGTCGCCGGGTTGGCGGCGACAGGCGCGCTGTCCATCTGCAGCGTCGCCTCGCGAGAGGCGTCGATCGTGACGCCTCCGTCATCCGCCAGCAGGATTTCGTTCGGCAGAATCTGCGCCAGGATGCCGGCCGGCACTGCCTGCGAAGTCACCATCACTTTGCGGTTGAGCACATCGCCCGTCTGCAAGCTGGCGAATTCCGGCTGGCCGAGCGGGTTCTGCAGTGCCGCAAGCTGCTGCGCGATGATCTCGGTCGTGACGTACACGCTCGTGCTCATGCCCAGGTTTGCGGTCGTGAAGGCAGCCGCCAGGGCCGCCAGGTCGGCTTTCGCGTCAGCCGCGCTGGTGCCGCCGGACGGAATGCCGGCAACGCCATTCAGGATCGACGCCGGCGAAACGCTCGCCACCGCCGCATTTGCAGGATCGATGAATTCGACATCGAGGAACTGCGCGATCTGCGCCACCAAATCCTGGCGCACGATCGCCTCGGCCGAAGGCGTCGACAGACGGACGAGCTCTTCCGACAACACCACGATGCCGGCAACCTTGTTGACCTCGAGCGAGATCATGACGAACTTCAGTTCGCCGACCGGCTTGGGCTGCGCCTCGCCGACCCAGTTGACCAGCGAGCCCTGCGTCTGCACCGGAATCTTGACGTTGAACGGTACCCTGCGCAGGCCTGGGATACGGCCGATGATCGTCGCCGGCCGCAAGAGTTCGATGAACTCGTCGGCCATCGTCCGATACTGGACAAGCGGGGCTGCCCAATCTGCATCGGTCGTGGTGCCGGCAGCCACCGCCGCGCGCAGCACGATCTCAACCTCTGGCGTCGAGTCGTGCCATTTCTTGGCGATCTCTGCCGCCTCGAGGCGGTTGCCTCGAGCCTGGGCCAACGCCATCACAAAGCGCGTGAAGGCGGTTCCCTTGGGCAGTTCCTGGCGTACCTGGATGATGCCGGCGCGGGCTTCCGAACCACGTTCCGGCGTCGCGGCGATGATCGGCCTGGCGGCCGAACGGTTGACTTTCTCGAGCGCTTCCAGCCGCTTCAAGTCGGAATCGATCGCCTCGACTTCCCTTTCGAGCGTGTCGAATTCTTCCTGTTCGGCCTCGTCGGTCGAGCGGCCATCATCGGCCGTCTTCTGCATGATCTGCGTCATGCGCTCGGTCTTCGCGGCCTTCGAATCCTGGAAGGCCTTAATCTGATCGGCCAGCGTCCTCATGGCGCTGCCCTCCTTCGCTTTCGGGGTTAGGCCCGCAGCGCCGGGCAGATAGACGATGGCGCGATGCTCACGGCCGGACGCGGCCCGCAGCGCTTCGTCGATAGATTTGATCTGCGTGATGGTGGCGTCGGCGTTGGCCGGGATCGTCACCAGCGAGAGCTCGAGGACTTCCGACCGCAGGAAGCGCATCGCGCCCCATGGGTCTTTCGGATCGATCGGTTCGTGCTCGAGCACACGAAAGCCGATCGAGACGGCGCGCACCAGATTGGCCTTTAGGTGCTGCCAGGCATTGTCCAGGCGATCGCGCAGCGTTCCCGGCTCGTCGATCTGAGCGAGCTCGGCGCGAAACGTGATGCCCTTTCTCGTTGGCTTGTCGAACCAGACATGGCCGACAGGCTGGTCGCTCTTGTGCTGCCACAGGAGCGGCAGCGGGGCGGCGAATTCGATGCCCAGGGGCTCGATGATGTCGCCAAAGCGATCAGGCGTCGGCGTCGTGGCGACGCCGCGGATCGAGCGCGGCTGCTGCTCGAGCTCGTCGACCGATTTGATCTCGAGCAGGCTATAGGCTCGGTTGATCGGGGCGCGCTTGTGCATTGTGCCCTCCTGCAAAAATCATCTGGTACTGCGGCTGCCGCTTCGGTTCCGGATTGCGGTTCATGAGCATCACGGCGTCGAACAGCGCCATGAGCGGGTCGATCTTGGCTTTGCCGGCCGCCTGCTTGGTGATCAGCACGGCATTGCCGCGCTGCTCGACGCGGACGTTTCCGACGCACCAGGCCATGAGATTCGAGCCGCTATGCCGCAACGTGCCGTCTTTGAGCTTGCGCTCTGCGCCCCACACCGCGCTCGAGAGGCGATAGCCCTGCCCTATGCCGACCATCTGGCCTTCCGTGAGCTCGCGATCGGCGAGCTCGTCGACCAGCGCCGAGATGCCCATCGGGTCGAGCCCGACCGCGCCTTTTTCCGGTAGCAGCCCGGCCTCGGCGATCGATTGGATGATGTCGGCGATCTCGCTTATGTCCTGGGTGCCGGCATCGCAGAACGTCAGATCGCCATCCGCCTCGAAATCCTGCAGGCGTGACGCGATCTCGCGCCGGCGATCGAGCACGACCGGATCGGCCCAGGCATGGGTCCAGACCAGCCAGTTGCGCGTCTCGCGCTCGCGGCCGATCACCGCCAGGCCGAACAGATCATCCAGGCCACCGCCATCGACGCCGACAACCGCAACGTCCGATCGTTCGAGCAGCGTCTCGAGCGTCAAGGTCTTGTCACCGGCGCCAGCCCAGTAATCCGCGCCGGCCCAGCGGTCGTCGTGCAGCGCCAGGCCGATCTCGACGTTGAGGTGCTGCGAGGCCCAGCGCCGCTCCTCCTCCTCGCCCTTCTCCTGCGCGGTGGCCCAGTCGGCGACGAGGCGGCCGAGCGTGATCGACTTGCCGAGGTTCGGCAGCACCATCGGCCAGTGGCGCGGATCCTGCCATTCGGCCGAGCGCTGCATCGATTCCGGGAACTCGTAGAGCACCGGCAGCATGCGGCCGTCCTTGATGCGGCCGTCGCGAACGCCGCGCGCATAGCCGAGCTCGGCCCGGAACACGCCCGCCGGCGGCTGGTCGGACTGCGTCGAGATGAAGATCAGGAAGGCTTCCGGGTTGGCGATCACGCCGCCGCGGATCTGGCCGATGACGCGGCCGGCGAACGCCATCGTCGACATCAGGTGCAGCTCGTCGACCAGCACGCCGGCCGGCTTGGCGCCGGTCATCACCTTGAGGTCGAAGGTCTTCACCTTCAGCCTGGCCTTGGTCTTGCGGTCGAGGATGGTCTTGATGTGCTCCTGCACGAGGAAGCGTTTCGGCAGGTAGCCTTCCGGATCCGCGTCGATCATGCCGGCCGCCTGCTGGAAGGCGAGGTCGGCGACTTCCTGCGTCGGCCCGACCAGGATGAATTCCGCGCGCGGCCGCCTGTTCATCAACAGCGCCGTCACCATGATCGCCGCGCCGCCGGTGGTCTTGGAGTTCTTCTTCGGCACCAGCGCGAACACTTCCGGCACCTGGCGGTTGCCGTTCTCGTCGAGCGAGCCGAACACCGCGCGGACGATATCGCGCTGCCACTGCCCGGCCGCATCGGCGAGCGCCGGCCGTCCCGGCACGTCAGGCAGCCTAAGCTTGCCGAAGATCCCGAGCGCCCGCTCGCCTTCGGCATCGTCGAGAGGTAGATCGGGAAGCAGCGAGCGCCCCTGCCGCAAGCGTGCGTCCCAGTCCGGGCAGGTGAAGCTCCAGCCGCTCATTGCACCAGGACCCCCCACTC